GCTATTGTTTCAGCTATCTTAGCTTTGATTGTATCTGGTTGTGCTGTTAGGTCAACTAGGACACGATTGCGTTCGTAGTCATCTAACACACGATGTTCTAGACCATTATGGTCAACCCAACGCTGTAGCATGAGGTTGTTCCAATTATAACCTTTGGTAGTACGGTCAGCATAGGCTTCTAATAGACCAACCTTATTCTTACTACCTTTGGTGCGCACGCCTGGAAATGCGGAAAATATATTGTCTGTAGGATCACCACGCATACACTTTTCAAATAGTATAAACTTAGGATCTGGTATTTTCTTAGGTTCTTTAGTTTTCTTATCTATAACCGGTTTACCTTTCTTGTCAAAGATGCCCTGTAGGGTATGGAGCTCGTCGCTTATCCCGTTATACTGATTAACATTGTCAGCAAGTAACTGATAGAAGTCAGTGTCGCTAGATACAATAGTATGATGATCGTCAGGATGAGCTTGGATGAATCCAGCGATAAGATCATCTGCTTCAAGTTCTGGATGTTGTAAAACAGTGCAGTTAGTCTTTTCAGCTATAAAAGTCTTTAAGGTATCAAACGTTTCCCAAAAGAGACGATCTTCTTCCGCTTCACTTTCTGTAAGGGCGGCCCTGGCTACCGCACGATTTTTTTTATACGGTTCATAGAAGTCTTTCCTCCAACTACGTCCTTCTAGGCAAAAGATAACATGATCGGCCTTTTGATCACGGAATGCCTTGTTCACTGATGCTAGGGTTACGTGGATAGCAAAACCCAGCTTGTCCCAAGTGTCACTTTGGCGATGTGCTGAATGTCTTGCTCTGAAGAATGTGTTTGCTGTGTCTACAAGTAAGTATCTCATGTAAACATTATACTACCAAATGTGTTGAAAGTCAACTGATTTCCGTTCTACCGTTACCTAAGTCTCTACGGTTAACACGATTACTTGGGTCAGCCATCTCTTGCTCAAAATTTTCCATAACTACATTTGAACATACAGCCTTAAACCAGTTGTCTACGATATCTTGATCCGTTTTGCCTTGATAGCCAGCTTTTATAAGACGTGCAACAAAGATATCGTTCCAATCCAATTCAAACGCACCTTGGCTGGGATTATCTTTGTCAAGTTCCATGCTTAATACAGTGACCCATGGCTCACCCTTGCTGGTTGCTAAATCTTTTGGATTGGTTAAATCCAATTTTGGTTTAGTTGATACTTTGGGTTTTTTGGGTGTTTTGGACTTTTTCTCTTCCGTTTCTTTAACAGTTGGTTTGGCCTTTTTTGTTGGCTTACCTTTTAATAGTTTATTGAGTTTGTCTAACATATTAATCCTTGAATAAATCTAACTTTTCCCAAGGTAAGTCGTCCTTACCAAAGTGTCCATAGTTAGTTGTCGTGCTGTATATAGGACGGAACAGCTCAAATCTATTTATGATGCCCTGTGGGGTAAGATCAACATTTCCACGTATCCACTTAGTGATGGTATTGTCAAACTCGATACCCTTGTCAGTCTTGACAAACAAACTGGTAGGCTCTTTGACACCGATAGCATAACTGATCTGTACAGTGGCTTTGTGCGCACCTTGGCTGGCCACGATGTTTTTAGCTAGATACCTAGCCATATAAGCCGCTGAACGATCTACTTTCGTAGGATCTTTACCGCTAAATGCACCCCCACCGTGAGGACTATAACCGCCGTAGGTATCAACGATAATTTTTCGCCCAGTGAGCCCTGTGTCGCCATCGGGTCCACCAATAACGAAACGCCCAGTAGGATTGATAAGAAACTCAGTGCTTGCATCGATTAACTCCTTAGGTAATACTTCTCTAATATAACTCTCAACTGCTACTCGTACTTCATTGATATCCACGTCAGCTGAATGCTGTGTTGAACATACGATCTTAGCGATACGGCTAACTGTACCATCATCATTGTATTCCATAGTTACCTGGCTTTTAGCATCAGGCCCCAACCATGCCTCTCTATTTTTCCGACGTAAAGTTAATTCTTTTACGATCTGATGACTGTAGTAGATAGCACTGGGCATCAAGTCTGGAGTTTCATTGATAGCATAACCAAACATAAGTCCTTGATCACCTGCACCAAACGTATCAGTGCCTAGGGCGATATCAGCTGATTGCCCATGCATGTAATTGTCAATCTTAACAGTTGACCAGTTGAATCCATCTTGTTCGTAGCCAATGTCACGGATGACACGCCGCACAGCATTTTCAACTTCTAGATGATTGTAAAGGCCTTTGTATTCACCAGCCAGTACAACTTGATTAGTAGTAACTAATGTTTCACAGGCACAACGATAGGCAGTATTGCCTTCTCGCATGATCAAATCTAAAACCGCATCACTGATAGCGTCTGCTACCTTATCTGGATGTCCTTCACTAACACTTTCACTTGTAAATAGATAGCTCATATTTTCCTTTTATTTTCCCCAACTGTTACCCCAAAGATCAACGTGCAATCTTGGACTATAATAATAACCACGACGCATGGCTTCATCTGCTACATTAAACTTGTTGCCGTTGTAAACACTGACAACACCACCCACAGGCATGATATAGACTACACCTTTGATGCCTGCTTTGCGATACTCTGTAACAGCACGATCAACTTCTTCAAAGTCTTCTGGTCGCTCAACTACGAATTTAAAAAACACCGTGCCAATCTTTTCATAGCTTTTAACGATCATTGGTTTGATAGCATCAGCCCATGACTCACCACTAGGGCTTAGTTTAGCACTGACTGAGAATGTTAATTCACGGCTACCACGATTCCATAGTTTAAGGAATGCGGCAAATTCATCATGCAAAGGTTGGGTACCATTGGTTTCAAATGTAATGTTCTTTAGATTGTACATCTTTTCATGCTGTAATAACTCAGGATACACACGTTGCCAACCTAATAGTGGCTCACCACCTGTGATGACCAAATGGACATCGTTACCATTCTTCAACTGCCAATTCTGTGTTGGGGTCAACAGCAACATCTTTTCAACGATGATGTGTGTTTCTAAACTTGGACTGAGATTCTTAAATTTAGAATCCCATGATGCATAACTGTCACAGCCTGTGGATACCAATGGTAGATCTTCATAACGTGTGTATAGTTTAGCGTTGATGCCTTCACGTTCCTTGCTGGCTTGCCCTCTAGGCATACCAAATCCACCACAAGTAAAATTGCAGCCAAATGTCCTTAAGAACACGCTGGGAACACCTACAAAGCGTCCTTCACCCTGTGCTGAATAGAATATTTCACTGACTTTAATTTTACTCATCTAATTAATCCGTATACATAAATTAAAAATATAATAGCATTGAGCGTCCATAGTTCCGGTTTACGCCATATCATACCTGTCACTACCCAAAATAGGCAGGCAAAACTCAATACAATAATATTAAGTGGATATATGTCAAAACTTGTAAGTGTAACGCCAACGATGGTTACTATATTAGCTAACCATCCTATTAGTTTACTATTATCTTTGAAAAAAGTCAATCACCGCTCCCAGGGATAAACGATCCAAACGTCTTCTTCTGCTTTGTTAATCTCCACAGCACTGTAGTCAATCTTGCGACTGAACTTACTGCTTAGATTATCAAATAGCACAGCAAAACGCACATTGCCATTCCAAATACCTTGAGCCCAAGCAGGATCATTGGGTAAATTGCTACCTTGCCAATCTTCAATAATCCAATCTAGTGTAGCACCTGTATCATTGATATCATCTAATATCAATATGTTCTTGCGTAATGTAGGATCTGTGGTTGGTTCATCTTTAGGGCGTGGAACGCTGGTAGCCGCAACATAGCCAAATGCATCTTCCGCCATCCAGCAGTTGCTTTCAGTATCAGCATTGTCACGTAATGCTACTTTAAGTGTGTGCATGGGAATGTCTAATAGATGGCTCATATATACTGCGGGAATGAGTCCACCACGAGTAAGTCCTACGATATAATCTGGACGCCAATTGTCTTTATACATCTGTAATGAGATCTTGTTTACATATTCTCTAATTTCTTGATCCGTTACATATAACTTTTTCATCTCATCAACTCCATGGTCATGATCTTAGCGATACTATCTGTTTTATTTTCATCATCGTCATTGATGATGTGCATGTTGGTAGTCCACTCGTTGCGCATCTTGTTCCAACGACCTACTTCAAGGATAACGCCACCTGTAGCAGTATAGATACGGAAGTTGGTTTCTGGGTTACGATCAAAGAAATTAGGCGCGTCATTACGACATCTGACTGTATCTCTTACGTCATCTTCAATAGCCCAATCGTCAATACGTTCCACACCTAGCCAACGACAAATTTTCTTTTTAATCCAACGCATGGTTTATCCTTTGTATGCTCTGATGCTGGAAATCTTATCACCAGTGAATGTGATAACATCTGTGACGTAGAGCTTTACTTTATTGTCTACTAGTATTTCTAATTCAGCGATTACCACATCATCTTCACTGTACATGACCAATGGAGTCACTTGTATAGTGTCTACACTGTCAAATATCTTTTGATTAGCTTTGATTACATTGGCTTTACCT